CAATCTGACGTTGACGATTACTTAAAAGATATACTGAATGATAAAGTTGATGAATCCGAAATAAACTGCGATTGTCAACAATGAGAACACATCCCTACGAAAAATTATTAAATAGAAAAAGAACTTGGACCCCTGTAAAACCTACAAAAGGAGAACTAAAAGAAGGTGCTGAAGAAACCATCTTCCGTGCTCTGGCAATACGTCATTTGGAGCTACCAGTGGGAGAATTTATACAAGAAGGACTTGAAAAAGAAGTACCCGACAACGCTAGGGCACTTCTTGAGTCTAACGTTAAAGATGAGATCAAACATGATCTGGCACTTGGCTACATTATTGACGCCCATGGGGCTGATTCACAGTCAGAGAGAGAGGCTTTGAGGTTACGTGATGCATGGATGGAACACCCTGATCACACTATTACCAAAGCTCTCGTCGTGGAGAGAGCAATCTTCTTTGTTTTACTCCCTTTCTTTCGGTTTAATGGCGATCCTGCTATTAGGACAGTGGCGGCAGATATCTCAAGAGACGAACAGATCCACGTCGCAAGTAATAGCCTTGTTTGTCATGAGTTGGGTTTACGCCCTTCTGCTTCTTTGGATAAACTTAGGAAGGCCACTATCAATTGGATAATGCAGCCACTAAGTATAAATACTAGCGATAAATATTTGGACAAAAATTTTTGGCTGGATTCTAGCGATCGGTTAATGTATGAGGGTATAGCCCCACAACTTTCTGACACCAAATCAGCTCGGATGCCAGCATTCTTTGAACATAGCAATGTCAACCTACCCCAATACGCTTGAGCCTTTGCTTGGGCCAAATTTAAATTCGATCCTCTTAGAACTGGAGGATAGATTCCCACCAGTTAACCCACATCCTAAAGAGGAGCTATCAAGTATTATGTATAAAGCAGGACAACGATCCGTCATTGAATGGTATCGGAATAGAATAGAGGAGGATAAGAATGGCTAATTATTGGAGTCAAGGCTGGGATCTTTCTAACCGAGGTGGTAATTATCGGATGCATGATGAAATTGCACGAGATATGTATGGCAGTCAGATTGACCATAGAACTACATTAGGTTCTGGATACTGGGATCATTGGAAGAATAAAGGACAAAATTATCTCTTAGATCCTAATCGTTCTTGGAAAACTAAATGGGCTGACGTACCAATGTCATCTCATGGTCCAAATCCTCATAGAAGCTCACCTTTTTATGCAAGTGCTGGTCATGGTAAATTCTATGACTGGCATGATCCATCTGCAAGAGGATGGACACCAGGTGTACATGCTACCACTGGTAGTATGCGTATGTATGGTAATTGGCAGCATGGTGGTGAAGATCATTATTGGAATACTGATTTTGGTGTAGCACCACAAGCACAAGTACTAGATTACGATGCATATAATCGTGATGCTATTTATAGTAGAGCCTTTAAAGGAACAGGTGGGGATAGAATATCTAGTATAGCAGATATCTATGCTGCTGAAGATTATATCTCAGGTGACTGGCAAAGAAGAAATCAAGAGAAAGCACGACAAGAAGCAGCTGCTGCTAAAGCTAGAGCAGAATATGAAAATGCTCAGAAGTTAGCTAGGAGTGGTACACAACAATTAGATGTATCTGGAGCAGCTAAAGCTTTAGGTGGTATTAGTTTTGAGGACTATAATGCAGCTCAAGCTAAATGGAATCAGAGTGTAAAAGATTTATCATCTAAATGGGATGCTGCTTCAGCTAGTTATCAAAGTCAAATAGCTGGATACAAAGCTAATGAAGAGCAAAGACGTAGAGATAGTTCTTGGGGTGCTGGTTATGGATTAGCTTCTGGCACAGGAGTAGAAGGAGTAAAGACTAAGAGAGATGAAACAAGAAGAGGTAGAGAACTATCTACTAAAGATTATTTTGGTAGAACAGGAACAAACCTAACAAACAGTTCACTTAATATTTAATCATGAAAGCAAAAGAACGTTATGACTATTTAGCTAGTGACCGTACACAATTTCTAACCGAAGCGGAAGACGCATCGAAACTCACCTTACCATATCTAATTAGAGGACATGAAGAGTACTCTAAAGGTATGAAACAATTAAAGACTCCGTGGCAAAGCGTTGGTGCGAAGGGAGTAGTGGCATTAGCTTCAAAGCTATCGCTATCACTAGTCCCTCCACAGACCAGCTTCTTTAAGCTACAAGTAGATGAGTCACAATTAGGACAAGAGTTTCCACCAGAGATAAAGTCAGAACTTGACTTATCCTTTGCAAAGATTGAACGTACCATCTTAGATGCTATCGCAGCATCAGATGATCGTGTAGTAATACACCAAGCATTACAACATCTAGTTGTAGGTGGTAATGCTTTAATCTTTATGGGTAAAGCAGGTCTGAAATTATTTCCGTTGAATCGCTACGTGATAGAACGAGATGGAAACGGTCAAGTGATTGAAATAGTTACTAAAGAACGTATCAACAAAAAAACAATAGAACAATTTCTACCCAAAGATTTCAATTATGAAAGTGTTGTTGAAGATGAGCCACATGAAGCAGAAGAATGCGATGTGTATACTCATGTCACACGTGACAACAACAGATTCTTATGGCATCAAGAAGTATATGGTCACATTATAGATAAGTCTATAAGTAAAGCACCAGTAGATGCTACACCATGGCTACCGCTGAGGTTTAATACAGTAGATGGAGAAGCTTACGGGCGTGGTAGAGTAGGTCAGTTTATAGGAGATCTCAAGTCACTTGAAGCATTGTCTCAGGCACTCGTAGAAGGGTCTGCAGCAGCTGCTAAAGTGGTTTTTGTAGTATCACCCTCAAGCACTACTAAACCCCAGACACTGGCGACTGCAGGTAACGGAGCGATCGTTCAAGGACGACCAGATGATATCGGTGTAGTACAAGTAGGGAAAACTGCTGACTTCCAAACTGCTTATCAGTTAATGGGTCAGTTAGAGAAGAGATTAAATGAGGCTTTCTTGATACTTTCAGTTAGACAGTCAGAACGTACTACTGCTGAAGAAGTAAGAATGACACAGATGGAACTAGAACAACAGCTTGGTGGTCTATTTGGACTACTTACTGTAGAATTCCTAGTACCATATCTAAATAGAAAACTTAATGTATTCCAAAAGACAGGTGAAATACCAAAGATACCGAAAGGTATGGTTAAACCTATTATTGTTGCTGGTATTAATTCACTTGGGCGTGGACAAGATGTTCAAGCTCTCGGTCAATTCCTTACGACTATTGCACAGACGATGGGACCAGAAGCTATCCAACAATACATTAATCCTGAAGAAGTAGTTAAGAGACTTGCAGCAGCTCAAGGTATAGATGTTCTAAACCTAGTTAAGAGTATGCAGGAAGTACAGCAACAAGAACAACAGGCACAACAACAAGCTGCTGAGATGGAAGCAATGAAACAGGCACCTAATATGATGAAGGCTCCTATGTTAGATCCATCAAAGAATCCACAACTAGTTCCAGAAGAAGGAGCTGGACCACCACTACCACCAACTGAAGTATAATGGCAGAAACATTAACGTTTGAGAATAATGTAGAAACTACAACCGTAGAGAATCTTAGTGCTGAAGAGCAGGATTCTCTACAAGTTGGAGAAGAACTACAAGCACAGCAAGATCAATTACTTGCTGGTAAATATAAAGATGCTCAAGAATTAGAGAAGGCTTATGTAGAACTCTCTAAAAAATTAGGTGAAGATAAAGGAGAAGCATCTACTGAAGATCAACCTGAAGCTGAAGCTGACACTGAAGCTAAGGATGAAAAGAAAGAAGATGAACCTGCTGAATCTAATATCTTAGATAAGTTATGGGAAGAAGCTACTACTGGTGAGAAGTATAGTAAAGAAACATTAGATCAATTAAAGGGTATGGACCCAGGTGATCTAGCTACTATGCATCTACAATATAGACAAAATGCAGAGAAGAATCGACCTCAGCAGCAAGAAATGTCTCAAGAAGATGTTACTCAGATTAAAGCTATAGCTGGTGGTGATAAAGAATATTCAAACATGCTACAATGGGCTCAACAGAATCTGAATGAGCAAGAAGTAAATATGTTTGATGCTGTAATGGAACGTGGTGATCCACTAGCTGCTTTCTTTGCTGTAAGATCTTTAGCATATAGATATGAAGATGCTAGAGGAGTAGAAGGTAAGATGGTAACAGGTAAACCACCTACATCCAGTGGTGATGTATTTCGTAGTCAAGCAGAAGTTGTTAAAGCTATGAGTGACCCACGTTATGATAAAGACCATGCATACCGTCTAGATATACAAGAAAAACTAGAACGTTCTGACATTAACTTCTGATCATGACATTAAAAATTAAAGATGACGAGAAAAAAATAGCTAATGATTTATTGAAAGCTTATCGAGCAGGTGAGCAAAAAGGTTTAACCATAGCAAAAGAAGATCTTAATAAACCATTAAGTAAGGAGGAATTAAAAAAGCTACAAGATAAACAAGATAAGAGTTCACCTTATGAGCCTTTTAAGTCACCTTTTAAAAAAGCTCAGAAGCAACAGATTAAACCAAATACTATCCTCTTACCAAAAACTCCAAAGGGAGAAGTTAAAGATCCAAACTCTGAATTTTATAAAGATAATATATATGGTCTACAAGCTCATGGTACTCATGTTAATGAACCTATTCAACCTATAAATGATCAACACAGATGGAGAGAACATGTAGGCATTGATCCTGGTGGTAAAGATATGACGTATCAGGATGTTCCATTATTCAATAAAGACGGTAAGCCTTTAGGAATTACAAGAAATAATGAAGGGATGGTGAGAAAAGAATATTGGGAATTAATGGGTCAACCATGGGTTCTTTATGGATTTCCTCCTGGTAAAGAAGGTGAAACACAATATAAGAAATTATTAAAAGAACAGCCAGATCTTTTCTCATCAAGAAACAATGATTTACAGATATCTGATGCAAGTCATTTAACTGATGTACTATCACCTCACCAAGATCCTCGTTCTGGTAGTTTAAGGGGTAGTGGATTAAGTGATCAAGAGAAAAAAGATTTACTTATACGAGGACGGAACGCATATCAATTACCTTTCCGTTCAGCATAAGGTTACGTGGCGACCCGAACTATCGTCCTCGCCGCTGTTAACTTATTAAATTTTTAATGAACGATACAGAAGTTATCGCAATTCAACCTCCTATTGAATATACTATGAACGAGAACGCAGAAGTACAGAATGGCCGTTGGGCTATGATAGGTATCATATCCGCTCTCGGAGCGTACGCCACGACTGGACAAATTATCCCTGGAATATTTTAATGAAAAAAATTACACTCGCTCTTGCAGCAACTCTTTTCTCAGTTCCTGCTATAGCTGGACCTTATGTTAACGTTGAAACTAACGCTAACTATACTGGTTCTGACTATACCTCTAGAGCTACTGACCTACATATAGGTTATGAAAATACAGCTGGTATCGTAGACTGGTATGTACAAGGCGGAAAAACTATCAACGCTGTTGATGGTGCTGACGCTGACTCTGACTTCTCAGGTAAATTCGGAGGTTCTATCTCTGCTAGTGAGAAGCTAGGTCTCTACGGTGAAGTATCTTTTGCTAATGTAGAAGATGCCGACAATACTTATGGCACTAAATTGGGTGCTAAATACTCTTTCTAAATAAATGACTACAGCCACAC